GTCTGGTTACAACAAGCCTAAAAGAACACCTAATCATCCTACTAAGTCACACATTGTAGTAGCAAAGTCAGGTGATCAGATCAAGACAATACGTTTTGGTCAGCAAGGAGCAAAGACTGCTGGTAAGCCTAAGAAGGGTGAGTCAGAAGCAATGAGAAAGAAACGAGCGTCATTTAAGGCTCGTCACCGTAAGAATATAGCCAGAGGCCCTATGTCAGCGGCTTACTGGGCTAACAAAGTTAAGTGGTAGGAGAGAGATGAAGAAAGTAGGCACAGATTATCATTCAGGAATAGTAGAAAGCGCATACGCTACTGATGAAGGAATAACCCAACATTTTCAAGAAGACATAACTCAGTTACTTGAAGACAACAAAAACAAAAGAAACGCAACAAATGATTGGGTCAAATATGATCCTAAAAAAGAAATGCACCAAGTCCTAGACTTGTCTATGACTGACATCATGCGAATAAAACAAGAGCATGGGGTTGATATAATGGGAACCCATGTAGACTGGAAGTATGTGTTTAAACTAATAGAAACACATTATCCATATATGAAAACCACAACAGCGAGACTGTAATGGCATTAGGAACATCAGCAGAAATAAAAGCAGCTGCGGCTGACTGGCTTAATAGAACTGACTTAACATCTCAAATAGATGACTTTTTTAATATGTCACTTTCCGAGGCAACAAGAAAACTAGATCTAGCTCTGGGAGAGAGTGTAATTGAGATTACAGTTTCATCCGATCAAGCAACTGCGAAGAAACTTCTTGAGCCTCAAGGATCTTTAGATATAATTTCTATTACAGATGAAAAAGGAAATAGGTTAGAGGAGGTTCCTTTCCAGCAGTATAGGTCTTATGTTGAAACAGGAAGCTCAGCTTGCGTCTTCGCTTATGTAGGCGGTTACATTTACATTGGCTCACCCCCGTCAGAGGGTGATAAATTTACAATACAATATAAAGAACTTAACAATTTTAATTACGCAAACTATCAAAATAGCGGTATTGCGGCAATACCAACAATAATTCTTTATGGTATTTTAATGTACGCTTGTACTTATTTAAAAGATGATAATAGAATTGCTGTTTACAAGCAGAAATTTGATGAATTAATATTAGATTGGAATCGTCAAGAAAGGCTGCATTCTAGGATTCAAGACGAAAGCATATCAATGAATGGAGGACCACTAGCGTGAGTTCGCAAATAATTGAAACAAATCCAACGTCAGGCTCGGCTACAACCTCTAGCGTTAGAGACAACTTTGGCTTTGCAAAAAAAGAAATTAATGACTTGCAAAAGATATCAACAATGTTTAGCAGAACAGCAGGTTCTGGAAGCGCTTATACAGCGTCTTTTACGGATCAATTTGAAACAGATGCTTTGGTTGATGGAGCTAGAGTTACTGTAGAAATACATACAATTAGCACATCTACAACTCCTACATTGACTGTTACCGCTGGAGGTACAGGTACAGGCGCTAAAACAATAGTTAAAGCAGGTTCAGCAGGTGGATCTGCATTAGTGGCAGGGGACTTAAAAGAAGATGCAATTATAGATTTAATGTATGTTGCATCAGGCGGTGACGGAATTACAGATAAATGGGTATGGTTAAACTCTGTAAGCGACTCAGCTAATTTAGTGTCTCCAGCATTATCTGGAACACCAACAGCTCCAACAGCAGCAGAAGACACTAATACCACACAAATAGCTACAACTGCATTTGTTCAAGCAGCAACACCTGATGCAAGCGCATCTGTTAAAGGCATAGCCGAGTTAGCTACCGCAGCAGAGGTAATAGCAGGTACGGATGCTTCAAGAATCTTGACACCAGAAAACCTTTTGAGGGTTGCTGTTAGTAATGCTGCTGTTTCTTCAGCAGGAGATCAAGGTTCTATCGAAATCGCAGGAGTTGTCATTAAGTGGGGTCTTGAGGATACTACAACAATTAACGATGAAACATTTACTTTTGATACCGCTTTTCCTAATGGATGCTCTTGTGTTGTTACGCAAAGAATTAAATCGGGTGCAACATCTATCTTAGGACTTGTATCTGTTAGCGCAGCTAACTTTGTCTTGAACAGAGCTGATGGTATATCTGGTACTGAGTCATTTTACTTTATAGCAATAGGTAGATAATGCCATTTGAAACTGATAAAAGTAACGGCTTTAAATTTGATGCGACAGAACTATTAAAGACTGGCGTATACCCTGAAGCCTTTGATCGCAGAATACCTTTCTGGGAGACTGTAGACGGTGTTCAATACACCGAGTTTGGTATGCGTAGGAAAGCAGGCCGAGATCAGAAGCATGACTTTAGCACAGGCTCTCATACCACTACCAAGCCTATTCGTGGTATAGCGACTACATCAGAGTTTAACGACAAAGTAGCCTACATCGGCGCATTAGATAAGATATTTTCATATCGCTTGTCAGATGCAGCAGTTGACACGGTAGGCACAGGGTATACATTACTGGAAACCGCTGGTGCAACGACCTGGGATTCCAGCTCAACTACTTGGGATTCTGGCGATACAGTTTGGGACGAAGGTATTAACGAAGCAGAACAATGGTCATTTGAAACCTTTGGTTCATTTGTAGTAGGCGCTAAAGGCGGCACAAAACCTGTTATTAAAAAGAACAACGTCAACTTTAATACTTATAATGGAAGTAAGTCAGCAACTCCTACAGGCTCAATAAGCGGCGTATTTATTAATGCGGCAGGAAGTGGTTACTCTGTAAACGATACAATTACAAATATGACTGCATCGGTTGGCAGTAACACTGTTGACTTAAAAGTTACAGCAGTAGACGGATCTGGCGGTGTAACTGCCGTAGAAGTTACAGATTTCGGCGCAGCAGATTACACAAATTCTACAGCTTTGTCAGGCGGAACATTATCTCCTAGTGGCGGCGATGGAAATTTAACCTGCACTGTTACCGTTCCTAACATAAATTATGACAAGGTAAGGATATTTAAACGTCAAGGCCCGCATATGCTTGCATTTAACTATCAAGAAGGCGGCGTAGACTATCCTACTACTTTTTCTTGGTGTAGTGCAGACGATCTAGACGATTGGGTTGGCAGTGCAACAAATACAGCAGGTAATTTACAGATACGAGAAGCTACTGGTGAGATACGATGCGTAGCTCAGCTAGGAAACAATTTAGCGGTTTACACGCAAAACCAGATGTTTGTTGTCTCATACATTGGTCTTCCTAACATATTTGGTTACAAACCTGCGTTAGATGGCGTTGTAGGCGCTGTATCACCACACTCTGTTGTTGCTGTAGGAAGAATGAACTACGGTTTATCAAGAGATGGTTTCTTTGTAACTGATGGCGCATCTTCTAAGATGATTGGTCGTGACTCAGGAATGAATAGATTCTTTAGGGAGAACGCATCATTTACTGAGCTAGGTCAAGTGTTTGCTTTTGACAACTCAAAAGAAAATGAAGTTGTTTGGGGTGTACCTTTAAATTCTGCAAAGATTACAAAAGAGATTTACTACAACTACAAAACAAACCAGTGGGGAATGCGGGATTCAAACATATCTGCATACCACGACAGAGGCATATTTAACGAGCCTTTGTCTGCTGACACAAGTAAGTTCTACTTTGAAGGTACAGTTCCAGCACTAGCTGACCCAGCGGTATCGGCGGTAACAAAAGCGCACGACTTAAATAATGCAGATAGAATCAAAGAAATCACTGCATTGCGTGTAGGTAAAACAGGTGTAGGCTCTCCCACTGTTAGTATTGGCTTTACTAGCACAATAGATGCGACTCCTACTTATAGCGACAACTTTGTTGTTGATGATACATTTAAAAGCTTTCCTGTAAGAACTGCTGGACGATACATACATATAAAAGTAGAAAGCAGCGGCACTAGTGACACTTGGGAATTAACTGACATGGTTATACAAGGTCGATTTGAGGGTGAGAGATAGATGGCTAATCTGCCAGAGGAGTATGACCGAGTAGCACTTGAGGAAGAGCTAAGGGATCTTCAACAAAAGATAGACGACATGAAGACGTTTCAGTTTTTTATACCATTGCTGATTGCTCCTGTAGAACCTAAAGTAGGTACTGTTGCATACAACGCTGGAAACGGATCTACTGGATTTGGCAGTACAGCAGAAGGTCTTTACAGATATGCAAGCAACGGAGCTTGGCATAAGATAGGTTAAATTAAGAGGAGAGAGGAGATGGATCCAGTCATATCGGATATTAGAAGAGAGTGGACTTGGGTTAAGTACGGCGTTGAGGAGATTATACACAAGTACCCTTGGTTAACGTATAGAGCAGAAGATATATATGCAGCTTGTGTTAACGGACAGGCGATACTCTATACAACCAGTGAGGCATTTGCAGTTTGTACTGTCGAGGTGCATCCTATAACAGCAGAGCAATCCTTTTTAGTGTGGGCTTGTTGGGCAAATGGAAAGGGAAAGAATCTAAATATTATCAAGAATCACTTTGATTTTATTCGTAGAGAGGCAGAAAGATTGGGGTGTGACCGAGTATCGGCTAAGACACCTAATAAAGGGTTAGAAAGAGTTTACACAAGAAGCGGTTGGAGATGTGACATGAGAGACTTCAGCATTGACATAGAAGACACAAAAGAGGTTTAAAATGGGCGGTTCAGCACCATCAGATACAACTCAAACTACTAGACCATTTCCAGCTCAGGAAAGGGCATTAAAGCGTTTATTTGGCTTATCACAAGGCGCATTTGAACAGGGGCCAATGCAGTACTTTCCTGGTCAAACGGTTGCGGCACAGTCACCTAACACTATTGCGGCACAGCAAGCAGCATTAGGTGCGGCGGCTCCTCAAGCTGGTTTAGGCATGGCTGGTGCAAGATCAGTTGCTGCGGCACTTGATCCTATGTCTGCTCAGTCTCAGGCAGTAATGGATCCCTTTATTTCTAAGCTACAAGGCCAGATATTACCCGGAATAGGCAGTCAAGCTATCCGTCAGGGTGCATTTGGTGGTAGTCGTCAAGGCATTCAGGAACAACAAGCTGCTGAGGCGACCGCAGGAGCCGCTACACAGGCGATGCTAAGAAACCAACTAGCTGCAATGAGTGCGCTTCCAACAGCACAGAGAGGGCTTCTAGCGCCTTCTCAGACCCTATCAGCGGTAGGGGCACAACAACAAGGCTATGAGCAAGCACTTATTGATGCTCAGAGACAGCGTTTTGCCTTTGAACAACAAGCTCCAGAGACAGCACTTGATCGTCTTGCTAGTCGTATTA